GGTATAATTGAATTTAACTCATTTATATAATATTTTTCACGATTAAAATTAATGTGTATTTTAGTATCAAATTCTGACTCATCAACATATATGTCAAAATTTAAGTCAACTAAATTATCACCTGGTAGAAAATATAAATGGAATTTTTTATCTAACACATATACTGTATCAATACTAGATATAAATTGTTTAACTGTTTCCCAATTTAATTTAAATGCTTCACTATGGTCTATAGGTAATATATAACCTTTTTCTCCATCATTATAATATACTAAACATGGTTTAGTTAAAGATGGATGGCGATTATCATTTGTTGTGATAATATTAACAAAACATCTATTTAACTCTGATTTGTCAAATAGATATTTTAGTTGTTCTTCTGTTTCAACAATGTAATACATAACCTTTATTATAGGTTAAATATAACAAAGTTAACTTGGCTTACCAAACTGAGTTAAATCTGTAAAATATAAAGACAGGTTAGGTATAAATTTTTCTGCTTCTGTTAGTGATCTTTTATTTGTATCAATTATACCAGACACCATTCTAATGTTATCTTTATAAACATCATATAATGGACCTGTTAATTTCCAAAGAAAACTAGTTGGTTTATATAATACTAATAAATCATTAGATTGTATTATAGTTAAATATTTACTATTTGTTATTTCAATAAAATCTGTAATTTGGATACTAATAGTAGGTTTAACTACATAACGAATAAAAAAACCATTAATATAATTTTGAGCGGTAGGATAAATAAAATCAGATTGTATTGATGTATTAGGTAAAACTTTTGGATTTAATTTATTATATCCTATGTTAAGATGATTAAGTTTAGTTACATTATCCTTTAATAAAGTATCACCATTATCAGATATGTCTATTAATTTAACAGATGAATCAGTATGAGTTTGGCCTGACCAATAATTTCCGCTTTTATCTTTATGGTAGTATCCAACATAATTTTGTTGTGTTGATTCAACAGCAAATTTAAATCCATCTGTGTAATTTACTTCTACTATATTTGAAACAGATATGTACATTACATTGTTTTAACTTCTTTTATAAGTTTATCTTGATCAGCCAAAATAGTTGGATCATAACTAATAGGAATTATTTTGTTTAAATCTGGGAAAGAAACTGGTCTAGAATATAGAGGTACTTTTAGGTTAGTATCCATTAATTGTTTTAGATATCGTAATATTAAATGTCGTAAAGTAGGTTTATTTATATAATATTTAATATCTCCAATAGAAACTCCTCCTAAAGTTCTGACAAAAGTTGTGCCTTGAACCTTTATAATACCTCCCCAAGTATTAATTGGTCTAATATCAATAGGGGCTACAGGTCCTACTATATTTTTAATATCTTCAACAAGAGTAGAGTAAGCGCCAGTGACAAAGTCCATTACATTTGTTGATGGTAATTGGGTATTATGTATTAAAACATCAAGATTAGATTTACCAGCAGTTTTAAGAGCTTCTATTTCTGATCCTCCTGGAGCACCAGCTGAGTTTGATAAAACTACAGCTAAATTAGGATTTTTTCTTCCAAGAAAACTATAGTTTCTGTAAACATTTTGTTGATTTCCTTTAATAGGAGGACTGGATATTAATGTTCCACCAGGTATAGCTATATTACCTCCTAGTAGATCATAAACTAAATTATCAACCCAAGATGTATTGAATTTATCATTCGCATCTCCTGTTGGGTTAAGCATTTTAGCTACAGTTGATGGAAATTTAATAGCTGAGGCGCTAGATCCAACAGCCGCTAATTCTTTAGGATGCCAATAATTAAGGTATGTATTAAAGTCTTTTAAATTACCTACACGAACATTATTAATTATATCAGTGAATTTAGTAGCAGGATGAGTGGCTCCTATAATTATTTTTCCATTAACTGTTATATTTGGATCTTTGATGGTGTTTATTTGCTCTTTTTCAGCAGCTGCTAAAAATATTTCTGTTAGATAATCAGCTATAGCAAATATAATATATGATGCTTCTTGATTAGCAACAGCTATTTTCTTTAAAGTTGAAAATGGTATTTCTGGTTTTACTTGCTTTTTACTATCAGCATCTAAAACACATATTTGTGTTTTGATAACTGTTATCCAATCATTATTTTGTAATGAATGAGATATACCTGTTATGATAAAACCAATACCGCTTTCACTATAAGCATATGGTAGTATGTTTTCATTAATTTTGAATACTTGACCTTGTACACAGCCTGCTAAACCATCTAATGTTATTTCTAATTCAAAAGGAATAATAGCCTTATATTGTAACTCATATCCTTTTACTTGATATAAATAAGTTTTTAATGCTGAAACAGCATTAGAAATTTCTTCAGGTTTTGGTACAACAATTCTTTGAATAGAAGTAGGAGGTATTGCTGTAGGTGGTGGTGAGGTAGATGGAGGTGAAGTAGAAGGTGGTGATGAAGAAGAAGGTGGGGGTGGTGGAGGTATAATTCCACCTACTAAACTAGGGTCTGCTAATACTTTGGTTCTTAAATAATAACCTAAATTAGCTATAACACTATATACTTGCTCAGCATATGTTTTACTTGAACCATCATTATAAATAAATTTTTTAGGGATTAATCTGTCTGTTAGTCCTTCATTAAGGTATACTTGAGTTGATGAGTATAAATCACCAACATTGGATGTATCCTGAGCTGCTATTGCAATCATTGTTGATTGAGACTCAAATATACGTGATTGGATTTTTATATCACGACAAATACTTTTTAAACCTAATAAATCAAACTCATATTTGTCTTTGGATGTTAATCCTTCTTCAAGGTACTTCACATCAATAATTTGAGCTGAACTTTTTGTTGTGTATAATTGAAAGTTATTAATACCACCTAAAGCTCTAGATACTTGATTTAATACTTGTTTTAAATATTCTGTAGTTATAACTTCAGAATTATTTTGCATTTTAGAACGATATATCTCAATTAATTTAGGTATAGCTAAATAAATATTACTTATATATCCTCTATTATCTGTTTCTGTTTTTAAAAATTCTTTTATAACAACTAGTGTGACATTTCCTGTGTCTGGGTCATAATCTCCTGACACTACCTTTGGATCAAATCCAGGTCCAAAAGTATCATCTTGTAATAGTATTTTTTTAGCTTTTGTGTTTTTAATTATACATGTTGTTGGATCAACAGATACAGTATCTGAACTGGCTAAACAAGTATTATATTTAGGTATTCTTATATCAGCTATTATTTTATTATCTTCATCTTTAAAATTAAAATAAAAATTTAATAAAGCTATAAAAATATCCATTCTGATATACTCAATACCATATCCACCATTCTCATAAGTTGTACCTGCTGTTAATAAAGTACAACCACCATAGTTATTAGTAGGAGTATTTATTTCTGTATCTAGGGCAGAATTCCAATTAGCATCTCCATCATCAAATAATTTTATTTTACTATTTAATTCTTTTAATTTAAATAAAAAAGCTTCTGTAGTACTAGGTGTTATTTGATTTGATAATGGATTGTTATTTTCAACATCTTCAGTTGGAGGAATATAAGAAAATTGCCCACCACGTTTATTTTCAGAACCATTTATTAAAGCTGAGTAGTTAAATAATATCTGCTCAAATTGAGATAATGTAGGTACCGCTAAATTTCCTGAAGTAAAGTTAGCTGAGTTATTATTAGAACTTACTTTAATAGTTGATATAATTTCACCTCTTGATATTAAAATTGTTGTACAATCATATCCACCATTAGGCATAATTTGCCATGAAAAATTTTTAATATAACCTAACATAGCATCATAGTTACCATAAGTTGATCTATTTAGACTTTCTATTTGTCTATAAATAACTTCATCAGGAGATAAGTTTGAATCTGATTTTATATTAAAGGTATTAATAGTAGGAGTATTAAAATTTTCTATTGTTATATTAGATAAATCTTTAGAATTTAAATATTGAGACCACCCCCACTCAAGTAGAATAGAATATCCAGTTCTCATAAACAATAGTTCTAATTCTTCTAATTGGTGTTTATCCCAACAATAAAATTTAACATTTGCTTCTCTTAATGAGCCATAAGCTGATTTGTTAACAATTTGAGCTGATGCTATACCAGGCATTGGTCTATAACCAAATGGTCTATTTCCTCCATCATCAATATTACCACCATATACTGAACTTTGTTTTGCTACTCCTGATCTTAAATTAAATTTTCCAGGATTAGTTGGATCTTCAAACAATGTACCTCCTTCTAAAATGTATTTTCTAGCTAATTCATCTCCTGAATATTTTTTAGATCCTATTATTTTAGTGACATTCACAAAAGAAGTCATTCTAACCCAAGAATTTTTACCTGTTGTAAATTGTAAAAATTTACTATCTCTAGATACTAAACCATATGGAGAAACATTATTATATTTTTTATCAGGATTATTAGGATCAGGAATATATTGTCCTTGTGAAATTATTATTTCACGGGCTTTTAATTGATCTTGAACATACTTATCTAATGTACCTTGGAATATAGACATAACTCATTATTATTGATTTAATTCTTTTAAATTTCTAATCATATCAGTATTATATACTGGAAGTCGTAATTGATATCCTAAAGGAGGATATAATGAATCTTTAGGTAAATCTGGGTTAGCAGCTGATATGAACCACCATAAAGTTGAGTCATTATAAAATTGGTTAGCTAAATTATCTAATCTATCACCATATTGCGTTATAATATATGAATCATTATAGGATAAAGGAATCTCTGGATATCGAGTTGATGAGCGATATCTAGGTGTATTTGATTGTTTAATTACATTATTGTATTCATAGCGATTCATGATAATAAATATTGAAGTTCAATATTTTTATTATCAAACATTTATTTTATTAATATTAGGGACACTAGTACCTGGTCTTAAATTTAAATTTCTTATATTTTGATTAAGGTTATCAATATTTTCAAGTAATTTAGATTGAGAGCCCCAATCCCCTGTATTTAAATAAGCATTGGTTGTGTTTGATTTTTCGTTTAGAGTTGGATAAGCTACTTTATCAGGAGTGATGAATGGTGCTGGGAATATTTGTCCAACTGTTCCTGAAGCGTTTTTAGAGCTATAATTTCTTCTTGGTAGGAATGTGTGTATTGGTTTAAATGATAAACCTACTTTTATCATTCTAGGTACTTGATATTGTCCATTAGATTCTCCATTATTATTTAATCCTGTTTCCCATGATCCCTCTAACATTCCGCTTAATTTAATATCAGTGAATACACCTGGTTGTCTAAATAAATAATCTCCTACAGTTAGATAACCTATATTACCTCTCATTTTTAATTGAGAACTATAATCTGGAGTCATAGCTGACATTAAATAATTTAATTTACTATATAATGGAGCCATTTCAGCATCATTATGAGCATGTATAGTAAATGACACTCCTATATCTCTTGTAAATCCATCATAAACAAAAAATTCTTCACCTCTACCCATATAACGATATGAGCTCCATTTAGCATTCATTCCATCACTGAAGTCATCTAAATAAGCTCTAAAAGTTAAAATATCAGTGTTTACAGTATTATTACCAGTTAATAATTTTTCATTATTTAAAAACTCAATTCTAAATTTAATTAAATCTTCTCCATACTCATCTTGTACTTTCTTATGATTAACATATGATTGAGCTTGTTTGTCTTTATCTGCACCATAAAAAACTTCACTACCTACTATATTAATAGTATTAATAGCATCTAATTGATGATTTAATCCGCTATTAGTTGATACACCATATCTACTTTCAAGAGTATAGCCTGGAGGGTTATATGCTTTATATTGATATTGTGCGGAACCAGTTGATGGTAATGGTATAAATGGTATACTAGTTGAAGATTTATTTGATGGATTTGCTATATTACTTATTTCTTTATTAGTAAATGGATCAAAACCATTTAATCTAACAGATAAATTAATTTTATCATCAGTTCTAATTGTTGTTCTATCAAAATAAGAAAAGGTATTTGTAAATCCTATACCATAAACTGAATTGGCACCTCCTAAATAAGGTCCATCTAATTTTACTCTATTATCTTTTGATGAATTATCATTAATTATTTTAGATGTATATCTTAAAAGTCTATTTTTAGAATCTTTATTAATACTGTTATTACTAGAATTAAAATTATTAGTGTAAGCTACTCCACCTAAAGGTCTATCAATATCACCACCATATTTTTGATTATCTCTTACAAAACCTAAAAGTCCAGGTTGATCAAAATGTAAACCAAGAGCGGTTCCTGCTACAGATAATGCTAATCCAACACCAGTAAATTGGCGATTAAATCCTCCTAATAATGGAGGAGATGTTGATGGATTATCATTCCATTCTAATCTAGGATTAGATAATTGTAATCCAGCTTGTTTAAGTAAAAATAAAACACCTTTAGTATTATTATCAGTTCCTTTTGTAATAAACTTTCCAAGACGAGATAAATCTTGTCTAATAGCTAAAGTAGTATTTAAAATACCACCACGTATAAGACCCTCATCACTTATTTTAAACTGATCTCCATCAGTTGGTATTGTTGGTTTTTGAGTGTTAGTTACATTTGGATTAGTAGCTGTACCAGCAAAACTACCATTATTATTGATGTTATTGTAATATTGAGCTAGATTGCTCCAACTGTTATTTAGGGTGATAAACGGCATTTACCTACTTTGTTTTAGTATCTACCATCACGCGGTCCTTTATCTCTATATGGTCCACCTAAAGATGGATAGTAAGGTCTACCAGCAAAAGTATCAGGTACTGATACTGGTGGTTGAGAAGGTGGTACTAATGTTGAGTTAGGAGCAATACCATATCTTCTTCCAGCTAACAAGTCTTGAGAAGCTTGTAAAGCATTAGAGTTAGCTAATGCCTGGATATTTGAAGTTGTGCGTTGTCCTTCATTTTCAAAATTAGGACCAGGTTGTCCTTGTAAACTTAAATTTTGAGGTGTACTGCCATTTAATTGGTTTCTTATTGACATCTTGTTTATAATTTATTGTTTGATATAAATATATTAAGCAAATGAACTAGGCGCACCATATTGTGATTGAGCTGTTTGAAGACGTAATAAAGTATCAGTGTTTGCTTGAATGTTTATTGATATTGGACGATTTGCTATAGCATCTATATCCGCTTTACTAATTCCACCACCACCAATCATATTAGCTGCATTTGGAGCAGCTACTACTTGGTCAGCTGGATCTGTAATAAATGATCCTTTAGGACCTGATATTAATAATCCACCTGATGGGCTGATAGCGGCGTCTTTTACATCTACAGCTGCTTTTGTTTGTTCTATACCTTCATTTAAAGCACCCATCATAGTTATTATACCGGCAGCAACAGCGATAGCTCCAATTCCTAAAGTAATAGCTGATGCTGTAGCTATAGCTCCAGCAGCGGTAACACCAGCAGCAACAGCTTGTATAGCGAATTGAGCACTAGCTGCTATCAAACCAATAACCATTTTTCCTCCAATTATAGTAGCTATAGTGTTAATAATATTTTGAATAGTACTTATAATACCTTTTAAATTTTCAGCTTTACTGATAAAATTAGCAAATTGCTCAATCATATGAAGCATAGGGCCTGATGCTATACGAGCAAATGTTTCTTTTAATTTATCAACTGCTTCTTGGAATTTTTCTTGGGCTGATTGTTGGGCCCCCATAGCTAATAGTTGCTCACCATTAGCGGCTTGCCTAACGTTAGCCTCAAATTCAGCTAATGTACCATTTTGCTCAGCTATTTTACGTTGTTCTAAAAATGCTTCTTTAGTAGCAAAAGCAGTTCCTCTTAATAATTCTTGTTGTTTAAAAGCATCTGCCATTTCATCAGCGGTCATACCAACAGCTTTAGCTAAAGCGTTTTGCTGAATAATATTTAAACTTTGGAATTCTGATAGTCCGCCTACTTGGTCTAATAATTCTTTAGCAGCGTCTGCTGTTTTGCCTTGTAAAGCTAATGCTCTAGCTTTTTCAAGATTAAGTCGCTTACCTGTTAATAATTCTGCTTCTAATTCATTTTCTATTGATGATTCAAAATCTAAAAGCGATTCAGATATTTTTCTTGATTGTTCTAATGTAATACCTAATTTTTGAGCTTGCATAACAGCAGCTGCTATTTTTTTAGGATCATTACCTAAATTAGCTGATAATTGACCATGAATTTTAGTAACATCTTGCATTACTTTTTTCATATTAAGCTGAACACCTGTTTCTTTTTTAAAAGCTACAATTTGATCTCCAATTTCAGTTGATATATTCTCTTGTGATTTTCCGCTTAACAAAGAAAACTTAGCGAACTCAGCTGCTTCTTCATTACTTAAACCTAATCTTTTAGTTAATAAGACTTGACCAGCTACCATTTCTCCAGTAAACAATTCAGCTGTACCTAGAGCATCATTTAACTCATTAGTAGCATGCATTTGAGCTTTAATACTAAAAGTACCAGCTGTTAAATTTTTACTATATTGTCCTACATTATAGGACATATTATCAAAATTCTTTGCTAATATATTGGTAGCGTTTTTAGACATTCCTATATTTTTAGCAAAATCAGTTAAATATTTATCTACTTCTAAAACTGTTTTAATCAACATTGTGAAAAGACCAGCTATACTAGTCACAATAACTAAAGGATCCATTAAAGATTTTCCTATTTGAGAAAAAGTTTCTTTAACACCTGTTCCAAATACACCCCAAGTTGATTTTCCAGCTGCAGCGGCTTCTTCCATTGCTGATTTTACCTTATCAATCTTTATTAAGGAATTAAGTATAGGTATTTTATTTATACCATCAAATATTTTATAAGTTATACCTAATTTCTTTTCAAATTGTTCAGCTTTTTTATTTATTTCATCTAATATAGCTTTTTGCTTGTCATATTGTTTATTAGCGGCAGATATTTTATCTAATTTAGTTTTCTCAGTAATTACACCTTCTCTAGCTGCTTCCTCTAAAGCATATACTATATTTCTTTGTTTATCTTTAGCTGCTGATATTCGCTTTTCAACATCAGCAGTTTTAATAGAACCATTTAATTGTTTTTTCTGTAAATCTAAAATACGACCTGTTTCTTTACCTTGTTCTTTAAGAGCAGATACAATATCTTTTTTAATACCTAAACCAACATTTTTAAATTCAGATTTAGCTGTTTTTAATTTTTTGTCAGCTATTTCTACAATTTCAGCGGCTATACCTCTAAAAGCATTTTTAACATCTAAAACAATTTCTTCAGTCTCAGATAATACTTCATTAGTTTTATTTAATTCACTATTTAATTTTTGTTGATTCTGAATATCTTGAGCAGATGCTGCTCCTCCTGTTGTGTTAGGATCAAAAAAACGTCTGATTGGATTGTTACTAAACATCTAAATAATTATAGATTAATGCTAGGTATAAATATGAAAGCACCCTATTTTTTGGGCGCTTTTATTTTTGATGTAAAATCAGCTTGTGGTATATTTGGACGGGCTAATAGTTTGTTTGATGAAACTGATGATTTTTTCATTGCTTTTTCCTCAGCTTCTGCTTTTTTCTCTAAATATTCATTGATCTTTTGTATATGGTAACGTCTATAAATTACAGGCATATTATATACAGTATCATAAGGAAAACCACCTCTTCCATGATAAATCAAATCATGAACTTCAGCCATAAATACTGCTCTATAAGCTGGAGTCAGGCCAAAGAAAGCTAATACCAATAGGCAAACTGACGCCCTCCACAACGTCACCATTATCTTTAGTATAGCTAAACTTAAGATTAAGTTCTGGAGTTATTTTATTAATATGTTTACGTAATTCTCTTAAATCTGTAATTAACATATTATCTACAAATTCACGAATAAGAGTTGTATCTCTATCACCATTAATAGCCACAATAGTGTGTTTTAGGCGAGTTGTTTGATCAAATGAACCTTGTGGATTTACTTTTTTCAGACCTTGAATTTCTTTATCAATTTTTTTCTCATCACCATGTGTTAATAATTTAAATGATACAGTGACATTGGCTTTAGGTAAATGAAAATCAAATTCATTTTTACCTGGTTTTAAAATATCACTTAGTGGTAATGGATCAACTGTTGATAAGTCAAAATTTATTTTTTGTCCGTCATATTCAAATTCATAATCTTTACCATAACCTAAAATACGAGCCGCTACTAATAAAGCATTTTTATCACAAACTAATAAGTCATCATAACTAATAGATGTGACAATCATTGATTGTAATAACTTATCAATAACAGTACCATTTTTTAAAAAGTTCACATTGGTTAAAATGTCTTCTTCTTTAGCAGACATATACTTCATTTCAATTACACCTTTAGACAATGGAGAGTCAGGTGAGTAAGGTAAACCTTTTGATGGTAAATCAATTTGCTCTGTTGGAAACTTTAATTTTTCTTCCATAACGTTTTATAAATTTTATATATATAAATATATTAAGAGATAGCCTCTGATAATGTTTGTTTAAATATATTTTATGTTGTTTTTAATAAAAAACCTCCTTCGATAACAAATATTGAAGGAGGTTATAAAGATGTCTAAGGACGATTAAATTCTTAATTAAAGGTCAATAATTGAGAATGCAATAATCCATAGCAATTGTTATACTGATAGCTACATATGCTTCATTAGCCCAATCATACTCACCAAAGTTAGCTTCTTTACAATAAGCACCTTTGATAATCCATTCACCTACTACATCACCAACTGGTCCTAAGATATTTAAACGTAAGTCTTTTTTATAGAAATCTGAATATCCATCACGTCCAGTTACTGATTCATGTGCTAAACGAGCCCATTCCATTACTGCTTGAGCACCACTTGGAGTTACAGGATCATAAAGTTCTAAAGTCATATCATTCCAACGAACTTTACCTTTAACTTTACGGTAAACATTGATGTGGTCTAATACAATTTCACCTGCATTAAATGATGGGCTAGAAACCTTTCTGATTAAATATGATGGGATACCACCGATGTACATCAAAAAGCGATTCTGAACTTTAGGTTCAAATGCAGTGAACATTATTTCATTTGGATCTAATACAGGCATTTTATTGTTATTTTATATAAATATTATTAAATATTATTTTTGTGCAACTGGTTTTTTGTCTTTATCATCAAGATCTGATTGCATCTTATTTAAGTAATTTAATACCATTTTATAGTTTTGATTACCATCAAGACTACTCAATTGAGATCCTTTTTTTCTTTGTAACCATTTAGCTATGGCTTCTATTGCTCTAGAAAAATCTTTTACATTAGTCACAGCTGAAGCTAATTTAGTTAATGAAGATGTTATACCATCAATTGCTTGATCAGCTGATATGTCATCTTTAAACTCTTGTAATTTTTTATTTTTCATTTTTTTTACTTTATATTTTTATTAGCTACCAAATTCTACACCAGTTGGTAAGATATTGAAATCTAAGAGGATAAATTCAGCTGTACGAGTTGGTTGTAAATAAATTTGACCTACTAATTGATTACGATCAATTACATCTGGAGTGTTATTTGATTCATCCATTACTACTTTGAAAGCATATAAACCTTGTCTTTGTTGTACACTTTCTAAGTATGGAGTAACTTGAGTTAAGAATGCATTACGAGTTACAGTTGTGTTTTGTTCAAATACTAAGTTCTCAGATACATTACTAATAAATCTCTTAAGAGCAATTAATAGACGACGAACATTGATACGATCTAAAGCACTAGTTTTTTTCTGTAATGTTTTCTGACCAAAAGCAGCTACACCAATATTAGGGAAAGTAGCGATTGGGTTAACTTTACCAGCATATAAATTATCACGATCTGTTGGAGATAATTTTCTTTCAGCTTGTAATACATTACCTAATCCACCTCTTGTTAAACCAGCTGGAGCAAACCATTCAGCACTCACATTATCATTGAATGCATATACACCGGGCATGATTGTTGAAGCTGGAACCCATACACGCTTACCAGTTTCTTGAGATATTACTTGAACCCAAGGCCAATAAGCACCAGCATAGTTAGTATCTAAACCAGCAGCTGTATTAGTAACTTGTGATAAAGTAGCTCCATATGGTCTTAAATCTGTAATATAGAAGCAATCACCTCTTTCTTCAGCTAAACTGATAAAATCACCCACTGCTGAAGAGTGTAATGATTGAATTAAACCTGGAGTAGATAATAAACTAAAATCATACTCATCTTTGTTTGATAATAAATCAGAAGCTGTAGCGTAAGCTGTAGCAGCTAAACCTTGAGTTGTTGAACCAATATTAGTAAATAATGTATTACCAATATTATTTGTATCATCACCTAAAGCACTACCAAAAGATCCACCTTCAGATCCACTACCATTTACTGGAATAGAAGCTGTGTATTCATTTTTAGCAACTCCTGAGTTATCAAAATAGTTTGGAGTTGTATAGTTAACTTGTTTCACACGAACATAGCGGCTACCATTAGCATAATCACCAGATGTTCTAATATAGAAATTACCATCAGCATCTTGAATAACTTGTTTTACCTGGTTACCAACAACAGCCTCTAAGTAGTTTGGTTGATTTGGATCTAATGATAAGTTACTAAATGTTTCTAAAACAGTTTTACTATTATTATTATCATTACCTTGACGAACTAATAATGTGAATGTACCACTTGCTGTGTTAGCGTTTTGAATTTCCCATCTTACATTCATATTAGATCCACTAATTAATGAATTATCAGATAAAATAGAACCTGAGTTATTCATTATAATACCAGTAGATAAAGTTTCTAATACAAATGTTGAAATACTAGGTGTTGAAGCAAGTGAACCACCACCTAATATTGATTGTGATGGGAATGATTGGAAGGCACTGAAATAAAATTGACCACCATACCAGTTAGAGTTATTAAGACTAGTACCATCTGAAGAAGCTGTTATCTCAAATATATTAGTAGCAGCATCATAACTAGCTGATAAATACTGATTAAGAGCTGGTGTGTTGTTGATTATATTTTTAGTTACTGTACCAAAAGCATCAGCACCCCAAGATCCAGCATTATAAGCATTTACATAATATACATTTTGATTCTCATCAAAATATGTAAAATTAGAAGCCGCTATTTTAACATTATCAAAAGCATTTAAATCAAATACAAATCCTTTACTCCAATCATCAAACATATCATTAGTTAAATTCATGCTAGCTGTAGCCTTAGTATTATTTCCTCCAGTTCCAGCCACATTATTTGAAATTAAACTAGATGTGGCTGAGGTATAAGTACCTTCAGTCACCCTAGTGATTAAAGCTGTAGTACCACCTTGTTGGAAATAATTTCTAGCTGTGATTGATGTTAAAAACTCATAATTTGCACCACCACTAGTAAACATACCACCAAATTTATTCTTGAAGTCACTATAAGAAGTAACTACTGTAGGTATATTAACTGGACCTATAACTGTTGGACCAACTAAAGATAAACCAACAGTAACTGGATTCTGTGTTATTTGTGATAAATCATTCTCACGTACGAGTACGCCTGGAGAAATTAATGTTTCTTGCGCCATGTTTTAATTAGATTTTGTCTACTAATAAATATATAGAGTGTATTATAAAATAAAGAAGCCCTAACATTGCTGTCAAGGCTTTCTTCTATATTAACTCCTAACACCTAATAATACATATTATGCTTTTACTTCTCCTGTTTCAAGATCAATAGTACCTTCACCATATTTTTCTTGTAATTGCTTAGCAATTTGTTTTTCTCTAGCTGTTATATCTTTTTGAGTGTCTAATAACATAGCTTTTTGAATTTCTACTTCACCTAAAGTATAAGCTAATTTTGTATACTCTTCTTTAATCGCTTTAACAGCTTGTAATTCTTCAGCTGTTAATTTTTTACTTACAATACCCATTATTTATCAACTTTGATTAACTTAAAAAACACTGGATAGTTATTACTTGATTCAATGCTTTCTAGTTCATCAAGTTTAAAACCCTTATATTCTAATTCACGCTCTTCATCTAGTAATGTGTTGAATTCATTTTGGAATTTAACAAATTTAGGATTTACTTCACGTGAAATTACATTACCTTCTTCATCAACTTGCTCATTAGCGTAAAATGGAATACTAACATTACCATTAGCATCTGATTCACCATGCTTTTGAATAAGTTCATTTTTTACTTTTTCAACAGCTTCTTTTTCAGCAACTACTTTTTTAACTAAATCAGACAACCAGTATTTAGTTGTTAATTTAACTTTTTCGTTTAATAAACCATTAGATAATTTTTCACCAGTTTGTTGATTCACAACACCGTTTAATTCGGCTTCTAATTGATAAAACTCAGATAGCTTTAAACTAATCTTTTCCATATATTACTTTGATTTTTTTACTGATTTCTTAGCAATTGCTTTTTTGCTAACAACAGCTTTCTTTTTAGAAGCTGGTGTAGCTTTTTTAGCTATAGTTTTTATAATAGCTGATTCTGGAGTAGCTTCAGGAGCTAAATCATTAATCCATGAATCATTAGCTTCATTTAAACCTTTGTTTTGTTTGTTGTTTAAAATCCAAAGCCCAACAGTAATAGATAATACAGCGGCAATAATTAAAAATGTTACCATAATTTATTTATTTAATATAAATATATACAAGATTAAGAAACCATTATTTTTTTAAACCATATTTAATATAACGATACCAGATACGTTCATGTATGTAATATTGTAGTGGTTTATATGTTAATTCAGCAATGCCAAATGCCGCACCTACTTTAACAGATCCACTAACAACCCACATAATTACAAACCCAATAAAGGTACTGATAATGCGATAGCTGATTGTTTTAGCTATATGTCGTTTTTTCTCTACATGCATATTATCTTACAATTACTACATCGCCTCTCCAAATTACTTCATTTGCTTTGCAGCTGATGTGATGTTTATCTACATCTTGTTTTTTGAGAGAGTCCCAAACATTATCTCGTGTTGTATGAACAGGAATTAAAAATATAACATTAGAGCAAATTTGTTCTTCACCATCAATTAAAATTCTCCAAAATAGATGGTTGTCTTGACACATAGTGTTATATCTTACTTTAACATCTATCATATTCCTCTGTTTCTATTTAAATTAATAGCTACAGCCCTATCAACAAGTGGTTTTTTGGGGTCTCTATCATTTATAATATAACGAGTTCCTCTGCCAATTCCAAAGACAATTTGATGGTATTTTACTCCTATTTTATCAAGTTCTTGTTTTGTAAACAATTCAAGCTCAGGAGGACGAGCAGTTGTAATCACAATGTGTGCTCCTCTATTGTATTCTTTATTTACTAAATCAATAACGCTTTGAATAGGTTCAGGTTCTGTTGCTTGTAGAGTATTAAACGTTCTATACTTAACTAAAGTACCATCTATATCTACAAAGCAAGTTGGGTGTTTCATAATTTGCCTTCTGCCTTCATTTGTTCGCGAATCTTAGTGGCTGATATATCATGGATTTCTTGTGGTGGAGTATGTTCAATAATATCATATCCAATACCTCTACCAATATTAATAGACTCAATATCAGGGATAATAATAACTCTTACTTTTCCTGCTTCTACTAATTCATCTAATTCATTAAATAAATTTAACATTATTTCATGTGCACTCCAAGGATTTTTTTCATCTTTAGGTACATCACGAATACATAATAATACTTTTTTATCTTCATTTAATGCTTGGTCAATTAACCAACGATGACCATCATGCCAAGGTTGCCAACGACCTATAAACATTGCCCATGTTCCTGACTTATGGGCAGCTTTAGCTAGTATATTTTGCATATTCTAAAATTTGGTTTTTACAATCTTCAATCTCTAACCATTCTGTATTTAGGTATAGAGCTTCATTCTCTGTTGGGTAATCAAAATCACCTACATGGAATTTTTCTCTACCTCTATCTACCTCATAAGTTAAATATACCCACTTTACATTGCCATCTAAACTATTTAAATACTGTCTTGCCTCTTTATATGGGTATACTAAAGCTAGTATTATATCTTTATCTGTTGTTGAATTTAAATAATGAGCAATATCACTGGCTCTATTTAGATTTTTAATGCGGCCTTCTTTGCTATAGTCTTTATTTTGAAATATATCTCTTAATTGATCTCCATCAATAATTTTAACATCTCTTTCTTGCTTTATAGCATTAGCCAATGTTGATTTTCCACTATGTGGTTGTCCAAATAATACTATAATCATGATTTATCAATTGCTTTATATATATCGTTTATATCAAATATCTCGCTTACATCATTATAAGGACACTCATGAGCAATACCTTCAAATGAATAATCAAATAGATATGAATCAATCATTTTAGTATTTCCTTTTGGAGGTTTAGCAACTAAATTTACGTGTATATCGTATCCGAAATTCTTAGGAGAGGTACCAATCCACAATACAGTTGATTTTAACTTCATTGCTGCTGCAGCATGTTGTAAAGATGAATCAATTAATACTCGTTTTTCAGATAAGGCTAGCATTGAAAATAACTCATGATTTGTCATCGGTTGATTTACAAACTCAATTCCAGGAATAGAGTGGTTTACATGTCTTCCTACTTGAATAATATGATATTTGCTAGAGTATTTATCTACTATTGATTGTACAATACCATAAGGCATATCTCGTGTCCAAGAATAAACTGAATCTTGTTGTAATAGGCCTCCATTTGAGTGAAGAATCATTATTGGTCTTTCACGACGCCAAACATACATTATATCTCTTTGAATAAGATTTGGATATAGAATTGGGGATTGTTTTTCATATTTTATCCCAAGAAGATCACACCAGTTTTCAATTAGATGTTTTTTCTTCATAATATGATCTGATTGAAAGTATGGTTCGTGTTTGAATACAATAGTATCTTTATCCTTAATAAAATCATCATAGAAGTAGGACACCATCCCTACTCTATACACTCTGTGAATATCAGGATGATTTAGAAATACTTCAGGATATGATACTACAAGGATTAATTTGCGATCAGGATATTTCTTTTTTACTGAGGCAATAAGAGCAGTAGCTGCTACATTTTTTCCTAATCCACCTTCAATATGCCAAACGACATATTTAGTGCTAGTGCTTGATTTGTCTTCCAAAACTGCTAATTTTTCTTCTTTTAATAAATCTGTTTCTGTTTTATACCCAACATTCATAACTTAAATTTTGTATCCAAAATCATTAAAGAACCAACGGTAATTATCCTCTAGAATTTTACAAGCATTAGGTCCTAATACCTCTCTAAAATCGTTTTTAACCGGTTTTAATTCACCTCTAATGATATGATCTCCAAAGATACCATACCACTTATCGTCTTCATGTGTTAATTGAGGAATATTTACAAAGTCATGTTTAAAATAAGGAATTTCAAGATATTCATAAATGCGTTTCATTTGTGATTCTGGATCCAAGCATAATTCCTCAAACTTAATAAATAAGATATGTTGATGAGTTCCAGCCACAAGTGTTTGATACATTCTATCTAATGCTGGTCCAATTGGTGGGTTATTTGACCATACAATCATACGTTTATCTGTAGTGGTACCTGTTAAATCACCCCAATTTGCAATATTAGTTTCAACAAGTGGATTGTTGCGATATTTTTTCTCTAGTGAAGAATAAATAGCTCTAATATCGCGTATCATGCAAATAATCTTAGGGTTTTCATCATAAGCATTAATAAACTCACGCTCCATTCCCCAGCCTCTAGATTTATCTATTACATAAGGTTTGTCTGTAATATTATTATAGAAGCCGTAAATACCGTCTTTTAGGAAGCCTTTAAATCCTTGCTCCATTATCTTGGAGTCTTGTGCTTTCCACTCAATACCATTTGAAAATATGGTACGGCAAGTAGTCATCATCTCAAACAACCCCGAAGTTGGGGTTGTATGGATGTCTGGGTTTTGACCTAATATATTTTGAATCAGTGTTGATCCAGCTCGTGGTAACGAGCTGTTGTAGAATATTTTTTTAGGCATAACATAATTTTACAAAACTAATTAATTAAATGTTTGGATTAGAATCCGAACATACTAACGCTACCAGATACAACTTGAGTAACAGTAGTTCCTTGAACATCAGCAATAGCATCTAAAATAACTGAATCATCTTCACCCCAAGTAGTAATAGTAGAACCAGATAATATTACATTATCAGAGTGAACAACATCGAATTTTACTACGCTGCCACTTTCAAAAATACAGTTTCCGTAAGATACACGGAAATTTACTTGATTAGCTCCTAAAGAATACTGATTGGCTACAGCAGTCATGTAAGAACCAGTTACAAATTCTGGTGATGGATTAAATAATGTGTCCTGTGTTGCAAGGCTAAGTACTGGGTTGATTTTACCGAAGATCATGATTTTATTTTTATTTTTATTTTTATTTTTTAATGTTTTGCGGTAATAAATATTATATTTTTTTAAAAAGAGCATCAAGTTGAAAAATAGCTCCGCCATAAAGTTGCGGAAAACTATGGTATTCCAAAATATCAACTATTGCAAATCCATATTCTGCCATTTTATCTACTATATCTCCAATTAAAGGAGCACCTTGATTATATTGTACTAGAGATAATTCAGACAATAAGTAAGATGCGTTTTTTACAGTTTTTTCACCGCCTTTTAATATATCTAACTCAGCACCCTGTACATCGATTTTAATTAAATCTATTGGTTCTCCATCAAAATAATTATGACTATCAAGTGTTGTTATAGGAACTGTAATAGTTTCGTAATTTCCATCAGCGTACCACTCTGTGTTTTCTTTGTATAGAGATGCACCCATGCCTATTGGATTAATTTTTTCTACATATAGTTCCGCAAATCCCTCTTTATCAGAGAGTGCTACTATATCGTATGGTTTTCCAAGTAATCTTAAATACGGCTCACAATTTTTATTAGCCTCTACCATCATAATCCTACATTCTGGATTTCTGTAGTAGAGCTGTTTTGTGAAGTTTCCAATATGGGCTCCGATGTCAAGTACTCGTTTAGGGGTAATGTGTTTAAAAAGTTTGTCCATTCGTTTATTCTTTCGTTCCAACTCCATTTTGGAGCATAGATTTGTTTTTGTTGTTCTAGATGTAAATCTAGTTGACCGTTTCTTACTTTTTCAATTTCCTCTACTAGTATTAAGGCAAATACCTCAGCATGTTTTTGTTTATCCATTAAATATGGATACATTCTAGCCCATCCCTCTGTTGTTTCAGGTAAAGCACCTAAATTTGATGTTACTACTCTTAAACCAGCAGATAATGCTTCAATAACAGTAATACACGATGTTTCCTCAAACGTATTTGGATATGCTAATATATCAAATATATGAAGTTCTTTTCGCAATTCCTCATTTGGAGTGAAATCACGATATACTACACCCTCAATAGTCTTACATCTATCAAATAACTCTTGATAATTACCTGCAGTAGAGATAGCGAAATCTTTACCATATATTTTAGTGCTGGAGAATATGTGTAGCTCACAGTCTGTAGGTTTAGCTATTTCCCAAGCATCTAACAGTACATCTAATCCTCTCCAAGGTGTAGAGGTATAACATAGTTTTATTTTATCTTTTTTACCTACAATAGGTCTTTGCTCTACACCTAAACATGCATTTTTTATTACTTGGGTTTTGAATCCAGGAATACCAAATAGCTTTCTAAACATCTCTGCCTGCCAGTGTGATACGAATACAAATTTATCAATTTTGTCTACACTTCCTCGCTCAGTTAAAAACTGTACTGCTTGTTGATCATATGATAGCTGATTCCAATATATTGTTGGTTTAGAGAAATCAGCATTAACTGCATAATTAAAGATAGATACTTTATCTTTTATTTCATTTGGTAAACGATGCATGAGCTCCTCATACATCAATTCAGTGCCCCCCATTGGTTTATCAAACATAGCCATTTTTTTCTATAAATTTATTAAAATTGCCTTTGAATTTTTTAGTTCCAATATGATTGAGTGTAATTGTTGGATCCAACCACACCTTATATCCCAATGATTTCCATTTATTTCCAAGGACATAGTCCTCTGATATTAAATCACCGTTTTCCACTTTAATATCACATATCATCCTGTGTTCTTCACCTTCAGACATATATGGATCTGATATTTCCCATAATTTCTCTAATGCAAATTTAGATACTTTCATAAATCCAGTACCAACACCATTAACCTCTATTAATTTTTTGTCTTGGGAATATTTTAGTTGTTTATCTAACAGTTTGACTGTGTATCCTTCCTTATCTGTTTTCTTGATTAAGGCACCGCCAACAATTGGTTCTGGTCTATCCAATAGTCTAAAGAACCACTCTGGTTCCCATTCACAATCTGAATCAATAAAGAATAGATCATCATATCCACCAGTTAGTGCTAAACGAACTAAACTATTTCTAGCACGTTGAATTAATGAATCGTATGAGGTGTAGATAGCGTGAACGAATATGCCTTTTTTCTCTGCTTGTTTAACTGTAGCAATAAGTGAATTAGCAAACCATACATCTATTCTACCATCATATGAGGGTGTACCTATCAAAACTCTTCGCATAACTATAATATACTATATTTTATTTAATTATCCAACTTTTGCTTCAAGTGCCTCAACTCTCTTGTCTAGCTCTTGAACTGCTGAGATTATAGGCGCTATCAACTCTTCATATGTTAAACGATAGGCGTCTTTAGTATCATCATGTCCTAAAGCATCAAACTCAACGTTCAGCTCTTGAAGTGCTTGTTTTAATTCTTGGGCAATTAAACCATAGCTCTTTTTAGTTCCTGCAAGTGTACCATCTTTCTGGCCGTATTCATACTTACATTCTCTAACGTATGTTTCACGGTTGTCCCAATTAAATGATACTGGTCTTAGCTTCTTGATCAAGTTCAGACCTAAGTTGTCTGGAAGTGATTTGATGTTAGTCTTATCACGACAGTCAGAAACCACAGACCAAGCTACATACACACAGTTACATACGTTATTGCTTGAGTTACCCCAAACTGTATGATTAGTATTAGGTGATGTTTGAGCACAGTGTCCAACTGCTATTGTGTTATTAACAATAGCATCTATTGATATATCCCATTGAGCACAGAATCCAACAGCTGTATGACAATTTCTTTCTCCTGTATCACTTATACATCTTAAAGCACCGTAACCAAGAGCGGTGTTTCTAATACCTCCACCTTTATTGCAAAGTGCATAATTACCTACCGCTGTATTACCACATCCTGTGGTATTAAACCTTAAGGCATCTCTACCAAAGGCAACATTTTGAACACCTGTTGTATTAACTCTTAAAGCAGACCTACCAACAGCTACGTTGTTAGCACCAGTAGTATTACTTCTTAATGCACTATATCCTACTGCTGTGTTGTTTGAACCTATAGTATTACAAAATAGTGCTCTATAACCTACTGCAGTATTAAGATAACCTACTGTGTTTAATCTCAAAGCGCCATATCCAACTGCTGTGTTTGACACACCAGTGGTATTAC